GTGGCACTTGGCTGAGCTTCAAGCGCGGTTTTGTTTTCAGCAGACAACAGATAGAATGCTGTAGAGGTGTCGACTCGTTTTTGTTTTATAATTACTAATTTGCAGGCCATAATAATGTGGCTCCTTAAATGTTTATGCAAAATCATCTGCATCTTTTATTTAGTAAAACCCTACTTTTTGTCTAAATTAGGGCTAAAAACCCGTAAAAATAGCGGGTTTTTATGTGGTAAAAACACAACAAAAAGTACTGCTTTATTGTTGTAAAAATACAACAAAAATAGGCTCAAAAAAGTCAAAAAACGCCCTGAAAACGGTTGACGAGTGGACCTAAATACGCTATAATAATAACATGAACTGCAAAAACACTCCAACACAACGCAAGCGCCGCACCGATCGCAACCATGCGATATATGAGCTGTTCTGCGAAGTCACTGGCGACAGCTACATTGGTATCACTGTAGTTGATGGCTCTGCATTGAGCTCCGTGCGTGGACGCTTTAACCGTCACCTAAGCCGTGCCAATACAGAAAGCAAGAACTGGAACTTGTGCGAAGCACTTCGTACATATGGTCGTGAAGGCTTTACACCTTACTTGTTAGAAGTTGTGCGTGGTAAGACAGCGGCTCATGCTCGTGAGCGTGAATTGACAGCAATCATGCAACCGGCACTCAATACACTTTAAGGAGTTGTTATGAAACAGACACATACCATGTACATTTACAAAACGGATCGCCGTACACGATCAGGTGAGCGGATTGTTTCAACTTCAGTTTGGCAACATCGCGATTCAGCTGAAATGGGTCGTGAAGTGCGCGAACTGCAATACCAACTGTATCCAAAGTCTTTGGGCTACCGCTTTGAATTTCATCCTGTTCCAAATTTGTTGTAAAAATACAACACTATTTCGGTTGACAGTAGGCCCAATCCACAGTATAATATACACATAAACAGCAAAAAGGAACTTGAAATGTCATATGTAATCGTTGCTAAAGGTACTGGTTTAATCGTAACAGACGGTCCTAACAAGACCCGTGCTTACAAAACTTTTGGTGCCGCTCGTGCTACCAGGACTCGTCTGTGTAACAAAGCAGGTTGGACAGAAAACCAACTGAACATTGTGGACCGTGCTACATACACGGCACCCAAGATCACTGTGAAGAATTTGATGACTGGCTTGCCAGTGGAAATTGATGCAGACACACCGTGGGCTTGCCGTGTAGACAGCGAAGCATACTGGAGCAATTAACGGTTGACCAAAACGGTTTGATCCAGTATAATACTTACATACTAGCAAAAAGGAACCAAAATGTTTGCATACAAAACCCGTAATCCAGTTGTAGTTGATGCTGTTCAAAAGGTTGCCGTTGATGCACTGGTGGCTGTGGTGGATCAGCTGGGCCAGCGTGATCAAGCTTTTGCTGGTTCGCTGATTGCTGGCTTCAATCGCTTTGGCAAACTCAGCGACAAACAATTGCCCTGGATTGACACTCTGACTCAGCGGGCTACCACTCCCAAGCCTGCTCCAGTTGCCTATGTGACTGTGGACTTTAAGGCCATTCAAGACCTGTTTGATGTGGCCAGCCAGACCATGAAGCGCATCAAGGTCCGCTTGCAGACAGCTGACGGGCAGGCTGTGGTGTTCAATCGTGCAGGCTCAATGAGCAAGTATGCAGGCCAAATCATGATCACAGACGGTCAGCCCTTTGGGCAGAACAAGTTCTTTGGTCGTGTTGATGTCACTGGCGAGTTCTTTGCCACCCGTAGTGCCACGCAGACGGTTTGCGAACTGGTAAAAGAGTTCAGCGAAGATCCTGCACAGACTGCAGGCCGCTATGGCAGGCTCACAGGTGGTTGCAGTTTTTGCAGTCATGGCTTGAAAGACGAGCGTAGCACACAAGTGGGTTATGGTCCTGTGTGTGCAAAACGATTTGGTTTGGTTTGGGGATAAGGAGTAGTTACCATGAAAGATTTTGTAATGCCTGAGAAGGTGGCATTGGACCGTGTGGGCACCGTTGAAATATCCACTATCAAATTGAACTCTGCCGGCCGTGGATGGGAAACCTGCTTGTTTTATGACAATGGCGATAACAATGTTGTGGCCACTTACGACACCGAAGCTGAAGCAGTAAAGAACCACAAATTTCTGGTTGAACATGAACAGGCTCATTTGAATGTGAAAATGCGTCACATCGGCGACTAGTACTAAAATACACAATACCCTGGCCGTTGACAAGGGCATTGTTTTGTGTTATACTGACTACTCTTTATACAAAAGGAGAGACAGTATGCAAGCTAAAAACTTTATAAGCAAATACACAAGTGCAAATAATCGCAAAGCATATGGCAGTTTTTATAATATAAAAGCCACAGAAAAATGGGTGGAGTATATGTTAGACATAACAGATATGAACCGTGTATTAATGAGCCTGCCGTTTAACGATAAAATGCGTATGCTAGACGCATTAGAGGCGGCAGAGCGCAAGCGAGATTATATGTATCGCCATCCAAATTTTAATTTTACAAAAGCCACCCGGTGGTACGAGATGGCAAAAGATTTACCTAAAAAATAATTGACATTACTGCAAAACTGTAGTATACTACAGTCATGCTAAATTTTACTTTCACAGTTGGTAGTCCTTTTCCAGAGTTCTTTAAGAACCTGGGATGTTGGTCTGGTGGACTTGGATCACATTGGGCCTGGGAAGTTGAACACACCTATTACAGTCGAGAATTGATCAGTATTGAATTTAGTTTAAAACAACGACAGGATCATGCAGGCCTAACAGTTTGCCTGGGACTGTTGGGATATGCTGTGAGTGGTAGAATTTACGACACACGGCATTGGGACAATGAAACCAACGATTGGAGAGTGTGATGGCAGGCTGGAACACAATTGAACGCATTCGTAGGCTCGAAGCAAAAGTGGCCAAAATTGGTTTTAAATTCAATAAATCAAAGCACAGTGATTTCACTGATGACCATGGCGCACTAAGCCTTGTGCCCATAGACAGCATGGCCCTGCCGATCTACTGTAGAGATGCTGAACTGTTTGTGGGCAGTATTGAACGACTAGAAGATTGGCTTGCTGGTGTGCAGTGGGCTAGAGATTATGATCGTATGCTAAAGTTAAGCGATGATGTTAAACGAGCCAAAAAAGAAGATGATGTTCGTGCCCGTGCAATGCTTAAAATATTGGCAGGCGAAAAGAATGAAAAGAGTGACAATTGACGCCTAAATCAGGTGATTTTTAATTGACGGCATAATTACATTATTGATTAAAGGAAGTACAATGGCAGATATTATTGATGACGCACAAGAAGCAATGGAAGCCGCGGAAGAACTCCGCAGGGCTTTGGCCAAGGAATTCGTTCCGATTCGCACGGGCTTTTGCCTAGAGTGCGAAGAACCAACAAAGTTTACATTTTGTTGCGTGGACTGTCGCGACCAACATGAGCTTCGCGAAAAGATGAAGGCCATCAACGGGCAGGGTTAACCGCCTTGCTTGTAGGTCACTTTCCAACCAGTTGTGGTTTTAATGTAGCCGGTTTTAACAGGAACCCAATCAGTATTATTTTGTTTGACAAATATACTTTTGACTTCTTGCCAGTTGCCTGATGGTTCCTTGGAAAATGTTTTGCTGACATTTGTAATGTTTGCACTGGACTTTAAATAGGCAACGCCAGCAGTAGATCCAAATAAAGATCTGTCAGAGTAGTCTGCGCTACCACCTCTGTTGATGACAGCGGTATTGGCTGAACTCACAATCCACTCTTTGACCTGGGCTGGTGTGGCAGTAGGATTGGTCTGCAAATACAATGCACACATGCCAGCAATCTGCGGACTGGCCTGGCTTGTTCCAGTCATTTTAGATACTTTATAGGATGTATTTTTTGGATACGCAGGGTTAGCAGTTACACGACTACTGCCAGCACTGACAATATGTGTTCCAGCGGCAAATACATCAACATCTGGACCAGCACAAGAACTACTATTCTTTTGTTCTATTGTTTTGGTTGTGTTAAAGAAAACTTCACTTAAATTTCCAACACTAATAGATTTAGCAGACTTTGGACTGCATCCTCTGTTGTAATAATACTTGGTGCTGTCTCC